CGTGTACCAGAATACGTCCTGACCAAAACAAAATCTCCAGCCTTACACCACGCACCACCGGGGAACTTGACCTGATCTTTGTAGGCATCAGGGCCAATTTTTACAACAAAGAGCACGGTGGTGGCGTGTTCCTCTTGCCGCATGTAGGGATCAGCTTTGACAATGCTGGAATTCTCAAAGGTTTTCTCTACATCAGGCACAACACACAACAATTTCCAACCTGTGGGGTCGGGCAACTGTGTGGCTCTCTCTTCTTGGGACGCATCTTCACTAGGGTTTTCCCTAGGTCGGATAGTTTTTGGCAAACTAATGCCGGGTGGAAGAATCAGATTACTCATCGGCTCTTTCTGCTTTATCAGCAAGGTCAATTAGATAACGCTCTGCGAGAGCTAGACCCTGAATAGTCCCGCAGAGTTTTTGGTACTCTTCAAAATTGCGACAAGCACCCCCAGCCAAATCATCGGCGTAGTTGTTCATGTCGGTACGAATCTTTTCGCGCAGTACCCGCACAAAATCTTTGATCATATTGGCGCTTTCGGTGTTTTAGGCTGCATGGCCTGTGCCCTGCTCTTGGCAACATCAATGCCCATCCTGACCCCAGCTTCTTGTTGCTGCGCTGACAGTTTTGCTTTACTGTCTTGTATCTGCGCCCCAACTTTCAACCCGGCAAGCTGGCTCTGCAACTGCGCTTTCTGTTGCTCCAGTTTGATCTTGTCAGCCTGTGTTGTGGCGTCCACAAGCAGCTTCTTCTCTTGCATAGCGGCCTGTTGAGCCATCTGCTGGTTCTTAGACTGCAACTGTTGCATGGCAAGCTGGTTCTTCATCTGGGAGTCTTGCGCTTTGATCTGCAACTCCTGCTGCTTAATCTGTAGCTCCATTTGCTGCATTTGAATCAACGGGTCTTGTTGATTTTGTTGTGCTTGCTGTTGAGCAGCCTGCGCTTGGTTCTGTTGCAAGACCTGTTGAGCCGCTTGAGCCAGCATCCCAGACAGAGCCGTCTCGACTTCGGGTGGCAGCTTCTCATCTTGCGGAGGCATGGGCATCCCAAGTTGCTGCTCAATCTGCTGTCGATACTGAAACCCAACATGCTCTGCAAGGTGGGCCATCATGGCCCCTTGAATAAGAGGAGCCTTGGGGTTTTGCCCAATTACCTGCGTTACAGACGGGTCTTGCATCATGGCTTGGTGCACTGCAATATGAGCTTTGTGGTCTTGGTAAGAGAAAGCCTTGACCGGCTCTCCTTTAATGATCATCATGTTCTCAGTCACCGGGTCTAGCGGTTTCTGATCATCTGGCAGGGGAACCAATTTATCTGCGTTCTTAATCCCCAAGACCTCTAGCATGTTGCGGTGCAACTGAGGCAAGTCATAAATATCCGGGGCCATCTGCGCCATCTGAATCACAGCTTGGTACTGGACAACCCGCTGGCTCATGGTGGCTGCATTCGGGTCACTGACCGGAATCACATCCACATCGTCGTAGTCTTCCTTCTTGGCTTTCCTGTCCCCAATTTCAGGCTCATAGGTATAGTCAGGGTCGGTGTAGTCGGCGATGATCCGAGCCAGCAGCTTGAGTTCTTGTTTAAACGCAGCATGAACCCTAGCCTGCACTGCGGTCATCACCTTGAGCTGGCGCTCCAGCAATGCCAACGTAGTGCCTACCGGCGACTGCCCCGACATGTCGCTGATCTTTAAATCTGCGGTGGCGGCAAACCTACGGCCTTCCTCAACAATGTTCCCCAACAGGGTGTAAAGAACTTGGCTTGGTTCCTTGTAAGGCAACGGCAGGATGTTGTCCCGCATCACCCCAGAACCAATGTCTACATCGCGCCATTCACCGGGGGCAATGGGGGTGTCATCTCCCTTGATTCGGAGTCCTCTGGTCTTGAGACCACCCGGCAAGTTGGACAGTGTTCCTGCGTCCACAAGCTGTCGCATAATGCTGGTAGCCGACTTCGCAAACCCTCCGATGAGGTGGAAAAGGCCAAAGCCGTAAGCCCCAAAACCCGGAATGTATTGGTAGTGAACGAAGTGTTGTCGTTTAAGTCGGAGGTCGTCATCTTCTTCCCAGTTGCGGCGAATTGCCAAAACTTCTCCTGTACCTTTTATTAAGGTTACAACATACGGCAGCATGATCCCGGTTTCTTCACCTTCTTTGTCGGTGTCCTCAAACCCCTTCAAATCAAGGTCTGCATGAATTTCATACAAGGTGAAACGGTCATCGTTTAAATCACTGAACCCGGTCTCTTTGTCCTTGGCTTTCTCAATATCGGTGGTTTCTTTGGTCGGATCACCAATGTCACATTCCCGGTAAAACCCAGCGGATTGCAGCTTCAATATCTCATTCTTGGTCTTGTGCATCACATGGGTGACGCGATAGCAAGACTGAATATCTGATGCGCCATAGGGCAACAAGATATCTTCTGCTGGGATAAATATGGATATCTGCCTGCCAAGGCTGGGGTCGTAGTAGACCTTCTTGAACGCAGAGCCTGTAGCTGGTAGGCTCCACAGCATCCTCTCATGCTCTGCCCTGAACTCAACCATCTTCTCAGTCAGTTGATAGTTCATGTCCTCCTGAACCCGAACTGCTGACTCCTTCTTCTCTTTAGTCTCTTTACCAATAATCTTGGTCTTTACTGGGCCAGCAGCGGGGAAGGTTTCGGTGATGGTCTCCGATTGAAACCTGACCACCGCCTCTGTGATCATGGGGTGAAATACCCCGCAAGCACCGTTCCAAGGCTCTGTGCGCTCTTCATACTGCAAGCCCAACAGCTTCAACCCTTCTGTGTAGGCTTTCTCCCAATCCTTGCGTCCTGCCTTGTCATTGTCAATTTCTGAGGTCAGATCGGAACCAAGGGTCTGCATAGCCCCTTCAGACATTTCCTCTGCAAGATTTGCAGAAAAATCTCCAGCATCTTCTGCATCAGGGTCAATCTCAATCTCCATGCTCATTGACTCCGGGTCAACAATCTCTATCTCAACTGCCTCATCCCCCATGTCGTCCAAACCCATCGGGGCTTGGTACAGCGCTTTGTCAATGTTGGTTGCCATGTCAGTGCTTTCTTAATAGTATGCAGCTTGTCTGCCGCGCCTAAATATTTTAGGTTCGTCTTGGCGGTCGGATTTCAAGGATATGAACCCGCCACGCCTATAGCGGCCCAACGCCATTGTTACGCAGTCAACGTAGTCGTCATGCTCCCCATTAGGAAATTCTGCGCATTCGTTAATGACTTCATGCGCCCAACGAAAATCAGGAGCCCATACGATGCCGTCAAATAGCATAGGAGACACCGAGTTTACTCTAGCTCGTTTGTCATTGGACACGCCTGCCGCGCCACGAGACGGACTGTACTCCTCGACAACAATCGCCATCTGCCTCAATTCTTGAATGAGCGGTGCACCAGCGGCTTTCTTTTCTACCAGCAAGCACTCGGGCTCCCACTCTTTGTATTGCTCCAGCACGATCTCTTTAAGCTGCGGAAACTCCCAACGGTCTTTGATGGCGTTCAGCAGCATTAACTCGTGCCGATGGCTCTCTTCGTTGTACCAGACGCCCCACGTTGTGCAGGCGCTGAAGTCGTTGTTGCTCTTGGTCTCGTGCGCGGTGTCCCAGACTTGCATGACAAACTCCATGTCAGGCGGATCGTCTTTTTCCCATATCTTCCACCAGTCGCGTTTAAGCAACGCTCCCTCTTCGCTGGTGGGCTCCTGCATGTACTGCGCCGCCCAGTACTGCGGCTGCATACCTGCTTTTTTAGCCAGTAGTTGGTCTATCGGCCACTGCCCGGGCCACAGGCTTTTGCCAGACGGCAGTATGGCAGGGAACCGTACCTCATGCCAAGGCAGTGCGGCGGGGTTCTGCTCTGCCCATGCTAGTGCGCGTCCTATGGGGTCTTTCTTACCCCACCGCGTACCTATCATGATGATGCGTCCTCCCGGCATCAGGCGCTGCACCGGCCCCACCTGCATGTATGTCCATGCCGTATCAAACGTGCTCTCGGGGTTTGCCAGCACCGCCTGCTCGGACACCAAGTCGTCAGCAATCAGTAAGTGAGCGCCGTGACCGGCCACGTTTGCGCCAATGCCGATGGCAAGGTATTTACCCCCAGAGGTTGTCGCCCAGTTGTCAGAGGCGGACTTGTCTCGGGAAACAATGGTGTGTGGGAAGATCTCACGGTATCTGTCGGTGTCGATCAGGTTGCGCACCTTGCGACCAAAGTCTGCGGACAGTGTGGAGGTGTGTGTAGCCATCATGATGTGATGGTGGGGGTGATGCCCCAGATACCACGCAATGAACAAGTAGGCAATGGTTTCTGACTTTCCAAAGCGCGGGGGCATGCTGACAGTCAGGCGCAACTCGTCGCCGTTCTTTACGTTGTGCAGCAGCGGTTTAAGGTGTCGGTGGTGCGGCCCCTCTTTCCAGTCGGGGTACATGTGTGCACAAAAAACTAAGAAGTCTTCTCGACACTTCGTTAGTTTCTTTCTTTTGTCCAGAGTCTCTAGCTCGTCCAGCAACGCCATCTTATCGGCTGCGGGCATGTTGGGTAGGTCGGCAAGCAACCGACTGACCGCATCGTGTGTCAGTTCTTCAAGCATCGGGGTGCGCGACAACCGCAACAACTTCGTCAAATAGCGCGGGCTCGGATACTTCCGTCACATCGGTAACGTCTGAAGGGGTCAGGAATTTAGCCAGCCGTTCCCGCAGACGTTTCTCGATATCTTCTTCGCTGGCATCTTTCTTGGTAACTTCTATGCGTTCTGTAAAGAGCGCTATCTCCGTCACCCCGCCTAGCATCTGGAGCGCCTTGAGGCGAATGCGGGCGTCTGGGTGTTTGGTTTCTTCGAGTATCTTGGCGACCGTGTACCCACGCAGTTCTTTGGCATGCTCAATAAAGTTCCAGTCGTAGGCGGTCAGCATCCCGGTCAGATGCTGCACAGCGGCAGGCGTTCGCACTGTCGTGAGTGCCAAGCGTTGTTTGGCGTTGTCTGTGTCGAAATGTAGCGAGGTAAATGCGTCTCGTGCGGCGACCTGTTGTTGTTTAGCGTCAATGGCCGCATCGGATGGCACACCGAGTTTGGTCAGCCAGTTGGCCGTCTCTACTTGCGCAGTGAGAACTTCTCCGGGTGTGGCCTTACTAAAAGGCACAAAGTCCCCCACCCCTGCCGGGTCGGGTGTGAAAGCTACAAGGTTATCAAACATAGGCATTGTTATTACAGTATATACTCTCGCTGCTTCTCTTGTTACCCCCGTCTGTGCACGGGGGTTTTTTTTTGCTAAAAATTTTTATAGGGGGTGGGGGGTACGCGTAGAAAACGAGGGTGGGGGGTGTGTGTAGTTTAAGTTTTTACAAAGTGGAGAGTGTTTGGTTGGAACAGTGTTATTACAGCATAGCCACAGCCATACTGTAAAGGGGTGATGGGGGTACGGTGGGGTCAAGCCATACGATGCCACAGATACCGTGGAAAAGGTGCATATGCTACAATGCAGTCACTCAATAGGCATTCGGTCTATCGGGTATCAACCTTTCTCGGAATTGGTTCCGAGATTTTCTTTGGAGTATTTCATGCGCAACATCAACATCAAAGCTATCACCGCCCTCACCACCACCGCTCTCAAGGCAGGCGATGATCTGTTCGACTCTTGCACAGAGTTACAGGCGGAATTCAAAGGGTGCGACAAGGCACAAGTGCATAGCACGCTCTTACCAATGGTAGTTGCCTACTATGTGGCAAAGGGTCAAAGCTTGACCACGAAAGAGCAGGGCTCAGGTCGCATCGTTATGCAAGGCGCGGCGTCTGACGTATCGAAGGCCACTAAACGGCTTAACAAGCTTGTTGCAGTGATCACTGCGACAGTGCAGGACAAGGTCGAGCTTGATGTCCCTGCGGACATTCTGGCTGCGGCTGCAAAGCTTTGGGCACTGTGCGCCAAGCACGAAAAGCTGGCTAACCGGCTGTGCGCCACGGCCATCGCTACCGTGAAAGCAAAATAACTCGGAAGTCGTTCCGAGTTTTACAGGGCGTTTCCCCGCATGCAGGTGCGTGCGGGGGACTCGGCCCGGTTATTCCCGACCGCTCGGTCGACATTGCCGGTGTTTTTCACCGCAGCTTTTGCTTATTCCCGACCACACGGTCGATTTTATTTCTCGGAACATGTTCCGACTTTTGACAGTGGTTTGCTGTGTGCCCTCTCACGCAGCGTTTTTTGGAGTACATCATGAACATGGTTTTAGCAAGTATCGGCACGGCGTGCATTGCCGTAGCCCTAGGGCAACTCATCCCCGAGGGGATGTGGTTGTGGTTGGCCGCGCTGGCGTATGGGTGTTGCACCCTCACGCTGGCTTTCGTATGGAATGACTAATTCTCGGAACGTGTTCCGACTTTTTTGGAGATACCTCATGACATTCACACAAGGTGCAGAAAGCCCTGACACCGGCAAATACTACCGCTTCAAGGTCTTAGGGGGGCGCGTA